ATATTCATTTGTCATTTTGATAACTCCCTTTCTTTATTACAATATCTATTATATACGCTTATACATATAACGTCAAGCCTTTTTTTATTATTTATATAATAGCGTTTACCAGGCTCTATTCCCGACTTTTCTAAGCGGTCGTAGTTTAAACCTGAATTTCTAAGCTGCTTTTTCCCTTCAAATGCACCACTTAATAATTGACTGTCAGTAAATTTCATTTTTAAATACCTCTTTTATTTATTTTCTAAAAAGTCCTTTATTTCATCAGCAATGGCTTCTTTGGTTTCTTCAAGATCCTCGAAGTATGTTACACCATCATCAATTGAAATAGGCCATAGAACCCAATCGCCTTGATCTTCATCAAAGGTAAGTATTCCGTAATCGTCATCATTTACCAATACATCGTAATTTCTAGCGTCTACTTCATCAAATTTAATAGTCATTTTTGTTTCTCCTTTTTCTTATTTATCTATAATTCTATTATATACGCCTATACATATAACGTCAAGCTTTTTTGATTATTTTTTTCTATATTTATTCTCGCTATATTAGGCGGCTAAGACACTCTTAGCAACCCAAGTTTTGTGATGATCAATCATATCTTCTTTGGGATTCTTTGTATCAAAGCTGATTTGAACGGCCTTTTCAGTTTCACTGATAACTTCAGACTTGATAGTAAAGAAAAGGATGTCTTTAGCTCCGGCTCTTGAGAAGTCTTCTTTGATAACCCAGGCAGGAACTTCAGCAACGGACTTTGGCTCAAATTCGTCAAATGCAGCAGGCACAACTCTTTTTAGTTCGAAAAGTTTAACAGTGTCCTTAGCGGCACGCAATTCTTCAACATTTTTGTTGTATTTGTTAACGAATTTCAAAGCAAAGCCTAGAGCGATGCTGTAATTTCCAACGATTTCAACGATCACTTTAGCCACTTTGTGAGCATCCTTCATTAGCTTGCTTTGACGACGTCTGAATCTGTAAGCTTTCAATTCTGATTGTGTTAACTTCGCTCTTTCTTTACTTGATAATCTTTTAAACATTTTTAAGACTTCCTTTTCTTTTTCTTATTTATCTATAATTCTATTATATATGCTTATACATATAACGTCAAGTTCTTTTGTGATTATTTTTAGACAAATAAAAAAAGCCCCCACTCAATATGAGTGAGAGCTAAGTCTATCTGTAGAATTAAAATAAGTGTTCAACAAAATTAACCTTTAAAACCAGAACCTTGTGCATATTTGAGTGGTAGATACATATTCGTGGCAATCTTATAAGCCCAACCAACCTTAGGAACTTTGACGACTGCCGCATACTTCCAAGCTGAACCACCATCGAGGTTAGCGCCTACTACTTCACCTTTTAGGTTAACAGCATGTACAGGGATGTCTGAATTAATTAGCACTTTACCCTTAAAGGTTGTAATTGACTGTGGAATGTAGATATCTCTACCAATCAAGTAATGAGGCTTACCATTAATCATTTCGATACCCAATGATACCCAACCTGTACCCGGTGCGATGTCAGTGGTTTTGTTAGCTGAACCATCTTTCTTATATGTCGTATAGCCTTTAATATTGCCGTTTAATACAGTGACAACATTATTGATATTTGTAAATACCTTCTTAGGCTCTACTACATCTTCAATACCAACTGCAATATCGTGTGCTAATTGTTCTTGTGTAATCCCCCAGAATGGTTCTAAGTAACTCTGAACTGGATCAGTATGTGAACCCCAGATATTATCACTAATCCACTTATGAGTCTTAATTCCATTTCCATAAGCGTCTAGTGTGGTAGGAATGCTAAACTCTTGAGCTTTAGAACGTGCAAAGTTAACGAAAGCTGCATAGTCTTTCTTAAAAGTTGCTTTATCAGTCGTGCGAGCAAGCTCGATTTGAACTGGTGAATTGGCGTTTGCATAGCTACCCGCTCCCCATGCTTGATATCCGTCAGCACCGACTTGATAAATCTTCCCACCGTCGCCAATGACGTATTGGACATAAGTTTGAGTTGTCGCCCAATTATTTTTGAAATAACTTGCATTGGCTTTAGCACCAATATTAGTTGTTTCGTGTAGGACAATGTATTTATTGTTTGTTGCTTGAGACGAGCCTTCATTAGCTCCTAACGCAAAAGTATTATCGATATCAAAATTCATTTATTTACCTCCCTATTTTAATACGTCTTCTGGCACCGGTGTCCAAGGTGTTGATATTTTACCAGTTTCTAGCTTGGGTAGCTTGATATAAACGTCTACTGGACTGCTATTAGAATCAAAATACATGACAATTGTCTTCTGCCCAGTCTTATCAAAATGCCCAGCTTGACTGATACGGGACCATTCACTACCAACGGTACCTACTATTGGTTTTTTGCTACCAGCTTCTACACCAAACTCAATAATATTCTTACCTGTACCTTTCACATCGGCACTATAAGACCAATCTGAGGTATCTGGCAATTTCCCATTGGCAGTAAAAGGAAGAAAAATACCAACGGTGCCAGTATCCTGTTTTGCTACAATATGCCACATGTTAGTAGTGCTATCAAAAGGCTCTATCGTTATCGTTGTATTGTTGATTGAAGAATAAGTATCTGCAATTGCTTTAGAGTTGAAGTAAAGATTCCGTCCATAAACTTGGTTGCCATCGCTGAAAACCTTGTCTACTGGCGTGCCATTAACAACGCATGCTCTACTATTTATTGTTGACATTTAATCACCACCCTTAATAAAGTAGACACCGGACTTGTCAGCTAATGCGTCATAACCAGCTTGCGATATGACATTGATGACAGCATCGTCACCTTTGTCACCCTTTTCACCTTTAGCTCCAACGAGAGACGCAAGCCATTGGTCGACACTGCCAGAGAAGCCAGCATTAACGGCAACCTGATATGCAGAAATACCTTGGTCGCCTTTGTCGCCCTTGTCACCTTTGTCACCAGTTTTGCCAGTGTCGCCTTTGATCCCTTGAGAACCGCTTAGGTCGGCAACATAAGTGAAACTGGTGCCGTTCCAAACATAAAGTTTGCCATCATCTTGGTCATTGACATCACTAGCAATCATGGTGAAATCGCCATCAGAGAAGCCATCGCCATTCATTGCAGCAATAGACGGGAACGTCTTTACAATTTTGAAGTCTTTCCCCGGATTGCCTTTTTCACCTTTGTCGCCTTTATCTCCAACGAGAGATGTAAGCCATTCCGTTTGTGATCCTTGATAGCCATTAATTACTGCGATCTGGTAAGCGGATAGACCATCAGCACCTGTATCGCCTTTAAGGCCATTGGCAACAGCAACTGTAACTTCCTGTTTTAGTTGCTTGCTTAGGTCGCTGAATTGCTGAATAAAGTCATCGACCGTGATGCTGCTGACGATTCCTCCAGAAAGGCCAGTGACGTTTTCATTAATTTGAAGTGCCAAAAATCCATCACTAGGATAGATTGCTGTACCACCTTTTGCAGTGTCCCACAATTCGATTAGATAGCTGCCTACCGGCAACTTAGCTAATTGTCCGCTAGTGATGACAGCATGGTTGTCCGTGATACTGGCACTTACCCCTAGCAAATATCCAGAATTGTTTTTGATTTGTACCTTTGCATCTGCTGCTAAAGTTGCCGGGCTGCCATTATCAAATGCGCTAAAATTTATTTCAGTTGTGGTATCGGCAAATTTAAACTGTTTAACGCCATTGTCAAGATATAGCTTTCTCATTACTTGCCCTCCTTCGTAGTATATCCGCCTAAAATTCCTTTTATTCCTGTGAATAGTCCTGCTGTATATCCACCTGCTAAAAAGCCTGTTAAGCCTGCTTTTCCTAGCTCTGTATCGTGGAATACTAATGCGATTAATAAGCCTACTAACAAGCCAACAACCATGCTGATAAACGGCATGTATTTGTTATCTAATTTTGACTTCTTAGCCGCTGCTGTTAGCAAATAGCAGACTAAAATAATAATCGTTAATTCAGTGATATTCATAAGTTGCAAACCTTGTAAAATATCCATTTAGTTATCTCCTTTATTTTTAATGTCTTCTACATCATGCTCAATGTCACGAAGCCGTAGTCCGTGATCGTGTAGCATGTTGTCATGTGTTTTAAGTTTTCTAAACATTTTATCGTGATCGCGTGAACTACTTTGAGTTAGATCATTAACTGAATCAGTTAATTGTTCTACTGTTTGTGTAAATTTTGTTATGGTAATAATGAGTTTAATTATTTGCCACAGCGCAATTGAGATAGCAGTAATTGCCGCAATCCAGGCTACCCAATTATTAATAAATACTGGGACTGATGGCATTCACATCCCTCCCTTAATTTTTTGTAAAAAAATAAGCCTTAATAGGCTTTATAGTGCTGTGATTTTATAAATATAATTGCTTCCGTATATCGTAGTTACATTTAAAATATTACTAGCGATAGGTTTTATTACGTAAAAAACCGCTCTATTACCCTCTTCTACTGAAAAGCCATTTTTCAATTGAATCGAAGTTAGAGATATCTGCTTCTTTCCCAGTTGCATGTCATTATAAAATATAACCAAACCTTTTAACCTGCTGTTTGCATCAATTCCACTCAAAGGAATTTCAGCAGACCCACCACCACCTGCGGTAGTTTTTCCTTCCCACAATACTGTTCCAGATTTCACATGTCTTTCATATACCAATTCGCTGTTATAGTACATTTTTCCAATAGTCTGTTTACCTAAATGTACTTCACCCTTGATTGGCTGATTATTAAGCATCAATCCCATAATTTTATATCTCCTATATCATTAAATTCATAATCTAACCTCCTTAAGCATCAGGGATCACATACATAATTTTTGGATCAACAGTTCCAGCACTAACTAAAGCATCATAGTCGGCTTGACTGATTGAAGTAATCATAGTTTTAACGGTGTTCTGCAGTGCTGTAACGTCCGTCTTATCGGCTTTCTTGGTGATTCCGTCATTGATAGCTTGAACGCCATCCTTATTTTGAGTCACGGCATCCGCTAGTTCCGCAATCGTGTCTAGCGTATCGGGAGCAGCACCGATAATACCCTTAATGGTTTGCTCGGCGTATGTTTTCGCTTGACCAACACCTGTAGCGACCTTGCTGTCGACCTCGGCAGTCGTGGAATAGTCGGCTTTGTCTAAGGCGTTTTTGATAGCAGCTTGAACGCTTCCATCAGTCGCAACATCTAGCGGGTTGAGCGAGTAATCAGTTGCATTTGAACCTATTTCTAACTTAGCAAACTTAATAAATACATCTACTACACCATTAACCGGATTGAAATAAGCAACAAACAAGTTTGTGTTGGAAATCGCCTGCATTGTTGAACCAACCTTAGAATAAGATTTAGTTGAAATTGTTCCAAAATTAGAGGTTGGTCTAGCTTCAAGTCCAATTAAATAAACTGTACCAATTCCTTTTGCCATTACTGATCCAGTAGTTACTTGATTTTGGTTAAATGGCACTGTTGGTCGATATATACCAACTGCATTGCCAGTTCCAGTGATATGTATGCAAGCGTCTCCGTCAGAATCAGTTGTTGCCACTACTTTAGTCTCTGGGAGGGCTGTCCAATTGTCTAGTCCACGTGAAAAATTAGAATTAGTTATCAAGTTAGTCCTGATACCACTAATATTTTGAGCAGCTAAATCCAATTGAGCTTTCAAAGCATCAAATTTATTTTTAACGTCTGTTGCTTGGGCATCTAAGCTATCTAAAGATGTATTGAAATCTGCAACGTCTTTATTGATTAATGCTTTGAAGTCGTCATAGTCGCCTTGCAACGTTGCTAACAGTGCTTTAAATCTATTTTCAAAGTCTGTTTTTTGTTCATTAAAATCAGTTTCAAAGCCTGCTTTTTGGCTGTTAAAATCACTTGCTCGTTTGTTTTGAGCATCTGTAAATGCTGTCTGTGAACTACTTTGGAATGTACTCCACGCCGCTTTAGCAGCATCTAAGTCTTCCTTTGCCTTATCCACAAAGCTCTGCATCTTGCCAGTTAATTCTGCAATTTTATTATCAATTTTTGCATTTCCGGTATCGGCAAAGTCTTTTAATGCTAAAACATAAGATTCGGCTTCTTTGATTAATGTTTCAAAGTCATCAATATAACTGCCGGCTTCTTTTATTGATCCGATCCCTTGTAGCACAACTAACTTCACACTTGATGTGGAATCGTCTCCGATTTTGAAATACATGTTTCTGAATACGCCGACATTTGTGTACATTTCATCTGGAAACTTAACCTTGAACGTATTTCCTGACTTGTCAGTCACAGCTTGCTTAATTAGTCGTTGGTCGGGTGTTGTGGCGATAAGTTCAACGTCAACTGTGGATAAATCAGTATACTTTTGGAATGACTTCCCTAAAGTAACTTGTAGCTCGTCTCCTGTGTCGCCTTGACGAATCTTTAAAGGTAACTCATAGATTGGAGTTGTCTTGTCTGTATCTAGAATAATTGGTGGTAATGCCATCTAGTTTTCCTCCTTTTCCATTAGTGTTTTAGCTTGCGTTCTAAATTCTTCGAAGTCTTTTTCGATTGTGTCCATATCTGATCTGTCCATAATCGTCTCGGAAATATTAAAAGTACCAGCACCATTCAAGTTTGCGTTGAAGTTTGCCAGCACGTCATTATTTTCGTTTGTAGATGTTCCGTTTAAGTACACAGTTCTACTTGTTTTTAACATTAGTTTCCTCCTTCAAAATATAATCGTCAGGAAAAGCTTCAGGTGCTTTATTAAACACCTCTTTAATTAATGCTTGTTGCTTTTGCAATTGAATAGCCATAATCATGTTTTCGGAATCCGATTGAGCTAATTTTTCTTTATATTTTTCAATCAATTCATTAGCAGTCACTTCTGCCACCTTATTTGTATTTAGTTTTTTCAATTAAATTTTTCTCCCATCTACATATACGGGTCCTTGTAAATACAGTCCTGACGCGTTACCGGAAATGTTCCCACTAACATGTAAATATTGAATGTTAGCTTTAATGGCCCTGTCGATATCGCCGTCAACAGTGAGGGCCGGTGTTGAAATGCCATAACTAGCAATCGAAGTAGAAACGTGTCCAGCCGAGTTAAGAAATTGGGCATATGATTTGGTTTTAATTGACCCAGCTACGAATTGAGCACCGTCAATAATTCCACCATTAACGGTTCCACCGTTGATAGTAGTACCAGTTAGCACGTTGCCTGTTATTGAATCCGCGTAGATACGACCATCAGCACTTAAACCGTTCATAACCGTGCCATTATTATTGTGGAATCCAGCACCAGCATCATCTAATAGCCAATAACCATATGAAGTGTGAATTTTCATTTGAGTGGCATTCATTAAATTTGGTGACCACTCGATTTTGTTGTTACCGCCGTTATTCATGACTCTGGTCATGTCTGATTGAGTATCGGCAACGTCTTGTTTAACTTTGTCAATCCGGCGTTGTGCTTCTGCTGTGGTACTTTCCAAGTCTTCTTGTACGTTGTCAACATCATCTTTCAAATTTCCAACGTTACTTTGGACTTGATCAACATTGCTGTTGGTATTGTCAATTTGATTTTGAGTTTGTTCATCTCGTTCTCTTTCACTTTTAAAAGTTACTGCTCCAATTTCAACAGTAGTTTTGTTTTCGTTTAGCAAGTCCCGATTGATTGAAGAAACTCTATCTTTATATGCAAATCCTAGGTCATGTCTGATCGTAGTAACGGTGTCGCCTAGCCATAATTCACTGGCATCTAAAATATCTACTGTGTATTTAAGGGCTGGTTTAGAATTAGTGACCAATTGTTGATAGGTTAGGTTAATTAATTCATTTACATCTTCGCAATTGTCCCATGTTACCGTTGATATCCTTGGTCTACCGTCTGGTAAGCCATATTTTTCGGTAGCTTTAGGCATTTCCAAATATAATTGTCCAACCGGCTTGTCTAGTGGGTCGCCATTAGCTACTGACCAGCTAACACCACTTAAATTTAGTTTTCTACCATAGCCGCCGTTATCAGTTTCAACACCTTTACCAAGTCCGACAATGGCAGTAGATACGCTTGTTCTATCCTCTTCACGTTCGATTGTCATAACATTTGAGCCATACGTATATCTTTTATGTGTTTCCTTACCAAGCTGCTTATATGTGTTAAGAATCCGTTTGGTGATCTTATTGCCACTTATTTCATAAATAAATTGGACTTCAATTCCAAACG